AGTAGTAACGCTGGCAAGCGGCTAATTCTCCTTGGATAGTAGCGGCATAGGTTCTAAAAGGTAGTGCCACGCTGCCAATGTCAATCTGCCAGCCTGTTACTTCATAATAATCATTAGCCCCAGCCGTACCAGTTGGCTCTGAATAAACTACTGGAGCCATTTCAGTAACACTTGTGGCAATTGTTCCAGTATAAGTAAAACGCTGCCAAGTAGTAGTTAAAGTCGCAGTTGAAGCAATTGGATTCGCTGAACCTGTATAACCATTAATGTAATTTTGGTCTGTACCAGTTCCAGTTTGCAGTCTGACTTGTAATAATGATGATGTTGGCGAGTAGTTAGCACCTGCTCTAGCATAGAAAGAAAGAGTAACTGTCTTTCCTACAAATGGAATTGTGTTAATTGTTTCCAAATTTTGCCAAGTAAAAATAGCATTGGTTGCAGTATTTCCAGAATCTCGCGCTGCTCTAGTGCAAAAACGGATGTTTGGTAAATTTGTTGTATCGCTTGTATTTTGACGGGTAAAGGTAGCCCCTGCAACGGCGCGGAATACCTGCCATCTATCGGTCATAAACTGATTAGTAGCAGCATTTGAAGCAAGTGCAGTCGTTCCTCTTTGTGCAATTTCACACGCTGCATTAAGAATTGGATTGCTTGCGCTTGGTGTCGCGCTGTATCTCAAGCCTGTTGTGGCGGCACTATCTGCTACGAGTGTCTCGCCGTTTGATCCAACTGCAAGGCGAGCATCGACTGTCGTGAAAGTAAATAGATCGCCCTTAGTTGTTAGCGGTGTCTGATCCGTAGGAGTGACCCACGTAAAATCCATATTGGTCGCGCTTGTCTTTGATAAGACTTGACCAGTCGTGCCACCAAGTAAATCTTGCAGCGACGTATCAACGCCCTGACCGAATGTGTTGAAATCTGCTGGGAGATTGGTAACGAGCGAAGAGCTCGTCGGCATGACCCAGCCGAAGTAGGTAGTTGGATTTGCCATCGTTTCTCCTTAATTGACGACTAATGCGTCTGCATAGTCAAGTGTAGGGCTAAGAGTGTTAAAGGTTTCAGCGACACTTACATCTTGCCATTCCATAGCCTGGAGTGAGAATGGCAGTGGCGAGACAACAAGGGTCACTGAGAGCTCGTTGAAAGAAGCTTGGAATCGCCAGCCCTCAACGAAGCCTAAGAAGTTTCCTGACTGCATATTGACCGGCAAGTTTGAGAGCGAAATCGGCTGACCCATAAACACATTGATAAGAGCGTCACGATCTGCATCATCAACTTCCGGATTGGTCAATGCGAATGTGATGGATTCTAGGAATGCCTGTGGCTGGGCTCGTAACGTCAGATAGAAATTGGCTTGATCTTCAGCATCGGTCGCATGTTGTAGCGAAGTCGTAATCTGTTGCGCTAGTTTTCCATAGAGTGCGATTGAAGCTGCATCGGTAGCCGTCTCTGTTCCAGACTTCCAGACGATGGAGACATCGTTGCGAATATCGCCGGCCTTAGTCTGAATTTTAATTCCGGTGCCTAAAGCTTGATTGGCATCAAGATCGGTGTATCCGTAAGTCGCTAAATAGGTCGAACGATGTGTGGAATCAGCATAGGAGATAAGTCCAGACGCGTCCTCATATAAATAACCAAGTCCAGAAGTAGCAAGGTCGGCCACCAGATTCCAGGTAATTGTCTGACTAGATCCGCGATTGGCCAGCTCATAATTGCCTGGACGATCTATCTCTCCTAAGCCTGTATTTTCAGCAGTAGCCCAAGTCGTGGTCGCTGGAGTGTAATTTGCCCACGTAAGAGCTGCTGGAACCTCTGACCAGTTATTGACTAGTAAATCTTCAAGGATTGTATAGATCTGGTCGCCGTCGAAATCCTTAGACAAGACGCCCAGAGTTAAGGCCTTCTGGAGCCTTGAAAGGGCTCCTAGAGCCGTGATGGTGACTTCCTGAGTAATTGATACTGACCCAGTCTGCGACACTGTCACGGCAACGTCCACAATAGATCCGCCAAAGATTGGCACATAAGCTCCGGCCGTGTCTTTGACCTGAATCGAGACTGCGTCATTGATTTCGGCCGTGATAGCGCCAAGATTGAGATTGATAAGATTGAGAGTGCAATAGCCGGCTTGCGCCTGCGTGTAGATATTCGTGCGCCCCGATGTAATTGAAAGATTGGCTAGAACGACGTCAGTGTATTCGATGCCTTGAATTAAGACTTTCCACTCTGGAGCCCATTGTGTCATTAGACGGCCTGAAGTGCGCCGGCTCCGCCAGTGCCACGATAGAAGGAATCATTGAGCACGTTTACGATTGTGCGAGCAGTGCCTTCAGCATCGATTGCGCCATTGACTGTGATGTTGATGCGCTCTGCCGTCGAAAGGCCACCAGTTGCCGCCAATCGTGCAGCAGCATCGCTTTCGCGTTTGTTTCTCAATCGTTCTGTTTCTGCCTTTAATTCTTCACGCCTTAAAATGGCAGCTTGCATAGCTGGTGAATATGCGCCCAATGGTGCGCCGGTAAATGTGCGCGGATCACTGCCGCCCATGCTTCCACCAGTATCAAATCCACCGCCGCCGACAGTGCCGCCAAAGTCGCCGCCGATATTTGGGTCAAATTCTGCTCCGCCGGCTTTCAAGCCTTTGGAGTTATCTCCACCACCAAAGAATCGAGTGACTGGATTATCTGTCATAAGTTTAATAAATGTTCTGACCTTATCGACAACAAATTGAACCGCACTGGCCATCTTTGCAAATCCTGTAATTAGGCCGGCAATAAGGTTAGCAAGAATTTTTAACGCTCCGCCTAAACCTGTTACAAGAACAGGCACAACGTATTTCTGAATGAATGAAATCAAGTCTGCAAATTCTTCTTTATTATCTTCAACTGCCTTAGTAATTGGCTTAAAGAAATCAGCAAATTTGCCTAGTGCCGGCACAACTTGATTAACGACAAATTCAACAAGCTGCTGAATAATTGGCAAAAGTCTTGCGCCAACTGATTCCTTTGCTTCATCAAATGTAACTTTAAGGATTTCTAAACGTCCAGCAAATGTCTGCGCGTTAGCTGCTGCTGCTCCACCAAAGAGATTCGAAAGCTTTGTTTGCGTTTGTTCGAACGACATCGCCTTGAGCTCTGCCGAAGATAGTCCGATGCCTAATTTGCCTAAAGCTGCCGTGTTGCCGTCGTAGGCTTTACCAAGTGCGTTAGCTACTGAATCCAAGCCCTTGCCAGTAGCTTGAGAAATATCAAGTGCAAGATTGAGAAGATCCTGAGCCTTTGTGACATCGTTAGTTGAAAGCGATAGTCGCTGCAACGCTGGACGGAGTTTATCGTCTGCGACACCTGTGGCCAAAGATGTTTGGAGAATTTGCTTTTCTACTGACTTAATCATGGCATCGGTTGCACCAGTAGCATTTTTTAGCGCAGTAGCAAGGCGAATCTGTGCAGCTTCATCTTCAATGGCAGCTTTAACTCCATCGACTGCAAGTTTGACGGCATAAGCTCCAGCAGCAGCTCCGGCGGCTGCGAATGCCAGTCCTGCTTTCTTACTAAACTCGCCCATCTTTGACGATGAGTTATCCACGTCTCCATTAGCTTGCGCCAGTGATTTTTTTAGTTGATCTACATCAGCAAGAATCGAAAGCTTGAGTGTGCGCGATTGTCCGGCCATTTACCACTCCTTCAAGATTCGGTCGAAAGCATTTTCCCACTTCGCAATCAAGTCTGGCTGGATTTCGCGGAGTGTCGGATAAATAAAGTAACCTTTAGACGACGACCATTTTGGAAATTGCTTAAATTTGATAGATCCGAACTCTGTTCCGCCCCAGAGATCCTTTGTCGTTGCACCACCAGAAAACTTTTGACTTACGAAGCCGAAAGACAATTCGCCAATCTTGGAAGATTTCGACACACGGGAGCCACTGGCAATTCTGTCGGCGGCCTTACCTCGACTGGTCGCCTTTTGCTGAATTTTGCCTTGAGCAAACTCTGCAAGAGCTGATGATTCTCTTTTGGCTGCATCAGTAGCTTCTGCGTCCATCGCCTTGAATGCTGACGTGATTCGACGAAGATCTGACTTGTCATAGGCAATCTCAACGCTGTCGCTCATTTTGTCGCTCCAATATCTCCAAAGCCGTCAGAATTTGCTCCGCCGTCGTCCATTCGCTCATCGGAATCTGTGTCGCTATTGCAAGCTCCACAATTATTCGATTGAGGCTTCCGACGGCGTAACTTTTGGGTCGGCTGCTCCTGCTCCAATATCGGCCACTGTTTCACACCAGACTTCATAGCCTTTGACTGGCTTACCACCGGCTTCGCGTTTGTGAGCATGATATGCAAGAAAGAGAAGATCGGAAATTCCAATCTTTTCTTCGGCTTGTTGAATTGTAAATCCTGACTTGTGCTCCCATTTTTGCCATTCCGGTGGAGCCGCCGTATAAGTGGCGACTTCACCAGATTGGTATGTGACTTCGATGTTTAGTTTCATTTTGTGCTCCCGTTTCTCTTTCGATTAGCTGATTGTTAAGACTGGTGTTGAAGCGCAGAGCATTGACCATGAGTCAGTCTGTGCATCTGGTGCAGTGCCGCCAGCAGTTGGAGCTACTGGGAAAGCAGTGCCAGCGAATGACGCGCCAGTTGCAGTGAGCAGAGTGAATGCCAGTGCAGTATTTGGAGCAGAAGTGAACGCAGTCCACATCGCTTCAAAGAGTGATCCAGTTGCGCCCCAGTCTGCAAGAAGCTCGATATTAAGTGTCCATTGATCATCAATGTGCTTATAGGCTTTTCCATCAAGCGTCTGATAAGTAGTGATGACTGGAGCATTGACTAAAGTGACGGCAGTTGTCTGCGCGTCGTAATTCACGGTGGCAAGAGTGAAAACTATGTCGCGACCGGTGACTATTGTTGTTGGCATTTCTTTGTCTCCTTAGATTGTCTGTTGTGTGTAGTAAGTGCTGACCGCGAGATCCGCCACTAGTAGGTTGGTCGCTCCGACCTGTTGGATTGTCGGACGTTGAACGTCTCCGACTTCGTAACCTGCTGGCATCGCTGCCATGATGCTAATAACAAGCTGCTCAAGATTGTCGAGTGCTCCGGCCGTGTTGTTATAGGCAACGGCCGCAGTGACCACGAAATTGATTTTCACGCGTACCTGCGATTTGCCGATTGTCGTCGTTTCTAAATAAGGCGAATCGGGAACGATTACGCAAGCCGGCGGAATGACTGCCTCTGGAGGCGATGAATAAACTGATGCCACGACGCCAGAGAGAGCAGTCGCAAGAGTGCCTCTGACGTTGGTGGCGATTGATGTTGGTGTAGGCATCACATGGCCATCGTTGAGACGTCGATGTAATTACCTAGTAAACCGATGACGCGATTTTGCAGTGATCGACCCATTCGATATGGCGATGGCGTAAAATCTACGCCTTCAATCTGACCACCTGGAGCGACCACGCTCTGGAATATCTCAACGCTGACGATGGTGACCGCCTGCTCGACTGCGTCGGTATTCGCGTAAAGCGTGGCCGCGTCTGCCCCAGATAGGTAAGCAACTCCGCCAGGAATTACTGGACGGAAATCAATGTCTGCATTAGTAATGGCAGAAGTAAAGTAGAAATATGGAGCCGGATATGCGAAAGGTAAGTAAGGAAAAGGATCATAATAATTTGATGTGACTGTCTGTGTTCCGTTGAATGTAGCTGGAACGCAACCGGTAACGACAACACTTTGACCAGCGACGAATGTGTTCGGCTTTTGTGTTATGTAATAGGCGACATTATTTTGAAGATATACGGCGGCGACTGC